AATTTTATAAAACAAATATTATAAAAAAAATAAATTTTATTAAATTAAAAATATATTAAAATAATAAAATGTCATATTCTAATTTAGTAAGTAATCAGAATGAATTATTATCGGGAATCGCATCTGAAAATATGGAGGTTGAAGCCGGGAATATTCGAGCATTGGATAACTTTGATAAATCTCAGAAAAAACTGACTGATGATATAACCGACTTAAAAGGAAAAGAGGCGGGAGAAATTGGAAAAACTGAAATAATGGACGGTATTCCTATCAATGAAGATGATATCGCAACCGTCATGGGAGGAAAAGCGACTTATAATTTAGTTAAAAATACAGCAAATCTTGCCCGAAATGGGTTAGACGCTACAAATACCCTCGCAAGTACGGCCGCCTCTAAGATTGGAAGCGTCCCATCATCTTTTAAAATATCGGGGGCAAGTGAACCGGTTCTAAGTCCGGCCGATATTGGAATCGGGAAAGATGCAGAACAGGCGCAGTCGTCAGTTGTTCAAGGTGTAAAACAAGTATTCGGTAATAAGGCACCCGTTGCAGTAAATAAACCGGCGGCAGCAGGAGCCAAGGCAGGAGAGGAAGGCGAAAACTTGGCGTCAAATCTTGGAAAAGATGCATCAGACCTTGGAAAAGAAGGGGGCGAAGTATTAAGTCAGGCAGGAAGAGCAGGTAAAATTTTAGGAGCAGCCGGAGCGGGTCTGAGTATTGCTTCGGGTCTCGAACTTGGGAGTAAAGATATAACCGGATTAGTTCAGGGCAAAGGATGGGGAGCATTAGGCGATAATACCGAGGAACGAGTGGGGAATATTCTCGATTTAGCGGGAGATGTAACCTCAGTTATTCCGGGTGGTGAAATCGTGGGAGGTCTGCTTGACCTCGCGGGCGGTGCCTTTTCATTTTTTGGAGAGAAGTCAGAAAATAAAAAACTCCAAGACCAAATCGACCAAAAAAAAACACAACAGGACAACGCAACCGCCCCTCCTCCTCAGTTAAATGTCATTCATCCATCCTTATCATCGTTAGGAATTGTAAGCAATGTTTCCCATCCAGTCGGACAAATGATAGCATCATCGGGAAGTTTTTAAAATCTTTTAATTTAATCTTTTTATAAAATAATAATATTGAAAAATATTTTATTAATTAATAATAAAAATGAGTAATCTCTTTACAAGTCAACCGAAGATTAAAGTCGGACAAAACTCCGTTTCCTTTGTTTCACAAAATGGACTCGAATATTCTCCTGGCCAGAAGATAGTTGTTGAGATTGATGACAGTGTTCAGTTCTTCGACCCTCAACAGTCATTTTTAAAATTCGACGTAGAAGTTGATTTAAATTCAGCGACGCACAATTATTTATGTCAACTTGACCCCCTTCTTGGTGGTTCGGTCCTTTTGGAAGATGTAAAATGTTTTAATCGTGCGGGGGTTCTTCTTGAAGAATATCCTAATTATTATACTTGGGCAAATGTAGACACCCTTTATTCTGAGACAGATACGTCGATTAATAAAGATGGTCTCACGGAAGGAGTAGTCGCACATAATCCTCAGCAAAAATCATGGGCGGGCGGTAAATATACCCGATTTACTAATTCCCAGTTTAACCCTTATTTTAGAAAAGACGCGACGGGAAATGTATCGTATAATAAAGTTAGAATTTGTCTAAAACTTAAAACCGGTATTATGAAATCTAAGACTATTTTCCCAAATCGTCTCATGGGTGGTCTAAAATTTGAATTTATCCTTTCTCCGCCTGAAAGAGTAATGAAACTTATGAAGAATGCTATTGAGACTGATTATTGTCCTAGACTTTCTCACGTGAACGCAGAAGCGAAATATACGGGATTCACAAACGCAGTAGGTACCGCTACTAAGTTATATTTATCTTGGCATAATTCCATGATGTCAGATATTGACCGCGTGCCCTTTTGCGTAGGTGAAAAAATTAAACTTGAAGGAATCGCCACCTCATCAACTATTACGAGTATTGAAATAGAAGGGGTGGGGGGTGAAAATTTTATTTTACTGAATATATCTACTATGACTAACGGAGGAGCTAATATTGCAAGCGGTGCGACAGTTAAATCTTCTTCTTATGATGAGAACACCCAGAAACCAACTTATAAGGTGTCCGGGGTTGAATTTATTGTCGAAGAGATTCTCACGACTCCCGCTTATCAGAATGCAATGATGAGCGCTTTGAAAGAAAATGGAAAAGTTGCTTATAATTGCATATGTAGTCAGAATTATCGTCATTCAGTTCTTGAAAGTGATCTAAACGCGACAGTTCATTTTAATCTAAATAATTCTATGGCAAAAGCAATCAATATCGTTCCAGTTGTCGACCAAACCGCCTCAATTGATGTAAATATTAAACAGTTCGAAGGATTCCGTAACGGTATTTCGGGATATTGGGATATTAATAATTATCAGTTCATGTATGAAAACCGGATGCAACCTGACAGAGTAGTTTCTACGGTAAAAACCGCAGACCAAACGAAGGAGATATATGACGGGACTTATTTATGCGAATTAGAAAAGGGGATTATTATGGCGGGTATTCCTTCGAACAGTTTTGAGCATATTAAACATAATGCGGTAATATCGCGCGCCTTTGCATTGGAGGGGCAAGTGTACGACACGAGAGGCAAAGATGCACAGATTAATCTCGAAGTAGATGACGCGAGAAAAAAATCAAAACTTCTTAATTGTTGGGTAACACATGTTAGACGTTTCGAGATTACAAACTCGGGGGTAAATGTCATCTTCTAAATATAAAACTTTTAATTAAATCTTTTTTATAAAATAATATTCTTTAAAAAAATTTTATTAATTAATAATAAAATGTCAACAGAAAATTTTAACTTACTCCCGAGCAATCAACCATCAAATGGAATTGTTCGGTTTTCGGGAGTACCATTAATTAACTTCACTTTCGCACAGAACCCGACGGCCGTTGTCCAGGGTTCATCGATTCGACTAAATGGTAAATTAACTTGTAAAAATGCGGCCGGGAATGTAATAACAGGAAATACCGCAAATTTAGATCCTCGTCTTGGAGTTTATTCTCTATTTGATAGACTTTCAATAAGTCTTCTGAATAATTCCCAGATTGTTGAAGAAATTAAATTTTATAATTTGTTCTTATCGAGTTATTTATCGGTGACTCAATCAGAACAGCAACTGCTCGCCTCTGACAATGTTCAGCGTGGTTCGGTAGTCAGTCAGGGAAGCGCAAGTGATATTGTAGTTAATGGGACGGGAGCAGATGAGCAAGAGATTTTCTTCTCAGTTCAGATTCCTTGCGGTCTCTTCCTTTCTCGTTCGAGTATTCCATTAATGCACGGTTTAGTACTATCTCTAAATTTAGTTCCTGACCAGCAGGCATTCCGTGCAGACAGTGGAACCTCGCCAACTTATGAACTATCCGACCTTCATTTATCGGGTCGCATGATGACCAACATGTCAAATATTCCGGACAAATTAGTTTATAATTCGATTCAGTCTTATTATTCGGTGGTAAATTCTGCTTTTGCGACTCTTAATTTTAACCTCGGAACCTCTCAGACTCTCGGCGCTTGGGTGGTATTTAATCCTTCTGAAAATACTAATAATTATGAAAAATCGGGGACTCGACTATTACCCATTATGAAAGAGGCCGCGAAACCTTGTACAATCCGTGATTTGCAGTTTTTACAGAATGGCGTAAAAGTAGCTCTCCAATATCCTATTATAGATGACCATTCAGGTGATCAGACAATGTTCAATTCTCAAATTACCCGTAATTTTATTAGTGCGATTCGTAATTTTGCAAGTCTTGGAAATACTGATGTTTCACCTATTAATACTAATCTGAGTCAGAGTTTCCTCGATACCGCAGATAAGGAAAAGGGCGATTTTGTCTATGGTGTAGGATTAAGAATGGATTATTATTCTGATAATGGTCTTAATATGGTTGGAGGAAACTTTACCGTTCAATTCTCCTCTGATTTAGATACTAACTTCCCGAATAGTGCTTATATGTTCGTACATACTCGTAATACTCTTATGTTCAATCAGCAGGGCGTGCAAGTACTTAATTGAGTTATATGAGATGTACACCATATTAAAATAATCTTTTTTATAAAATAATATTCTTTAAAAAAATTTTATTAATTAATAATAAAATGTCAACTTCAAATATTAAAAATATGGGTCAAGAGATTAAATCTCTTAATCCATTAGTTACAGACCCGAAGAGATGTAATGCTCCGGAAGTTCCAAATCTATTGAAACCGAATTGCAAAAACTTTGGACAGTCACAATCGGTCGACACTTCGACACTCGATCCAATTGTTAGTCGTACAGACTACATTCGGTGGGTTTTGGATCGGAAAGGGATATTACACAGCAACAGCAAAATCAGTTTAAAAATGAAATTAGAAGGTACTTCTCATAAAGCATTCCTTCCGTTCCCTACCGGTATAAAATCGGTAATTAAAAAATGCGTACTCCGTGCGGGAACTACAATTTTAGACTCTACTGAAGATTATAACGTTCTCGCAAGTTATGATAATCTCATGGTATCGAATGACACCGCAAGACGTAAGGAAAGAATTAAGTCTGGGATGGTTAGTGCTTATAAATCCGTAAAAGTGCCCACTATGACGGCCGCCGGTGTAGCAGATGGAACAGAGCAACCCTCCGAAATGTCTCTCGATGTTGGTAAAGACTTCACTCTTGCCTTCACCGCCGGAACAGGAACATCGACTCGTACCGATAATAAATGCCCCGTAACCGTTCACGCTAATCAGAATTTAGTCGATGGTTCTGACTTCCTGATTGATTTATCTGACCTTTTCCCAAGTCTTAGATTTTCTCAACTCGCTTTGTTCATGATAGAACAACCCGTTATTATTGAATTGTTTTTGGAAGAAAAGAACACCGCGCGCCTATGCGTACCGAAAGCGGGAACAGTTCCAACTTTCACCGTTGACCCTGATTCTCCCAAACTGATTGCGGATTATATCTATTATGATATCGACACAATGAATAATTTTGCGGAACAGAACCCAATGATGACTCTCCCATTTTTCGAAAATCAACTTATTAAAACTAATGTTAATTATAATACAACCCCTAATTATACACGCAATCTCGGCGGTGCTGGTAAAGCGGTTAATAATATTAAAATTTGTCATACTGATTTAGATACTGATTTAACCGATACTTTAGTCAATCGCTTTCAGTCTGATATTCAGGAAACCACGGGAGGCGACCGAGTCTCGTATAATGTTAAAGTAAATGACCGTTTCTTATATCCGGTTAAAGTAAGTAATCCATCGGAGCAGTATGTAAATACAGTCGCAACGGAAGGAATGCCTCTTAATATCACGGGTCGCGATTATGTCAAGAATTTGGGTGTCGATTATACCGCTTTAGAATTAATCGAACTTCACGACCAGGACGCCGAACTCGAAGGTAAAAAAAGATGGATGAGCATCTTCAACGTATCCGGCGAAAGAATCAATAATCGAGGAGTAGAACTTCATATAGACGTAACAAGCGGAACTGATAAGAAACTTAATCAATTGGTTTGGTTGCAGATGTCGAAGACACTTGTCCTTAAAGATGGCCGTTTCACCGAGATTTATAATTAATAAAAAATTCTTTTTCAAAAAAATTTTATTATAAAATTAATAATATTTAATATATTATATATATTAAATGGCAGATAATGAACAACCTGACTATATATTTATTGAATGTAATTGTGACCATGCATTTGAAAAAACTGATAATAATGACAGATGGATTAATCGAATAGACGGAGGGATTACTATCCCGGAAAATTCAAAATTATCGGTTCAATATGCGGGTATTAATATTCTCGGTTCCGGTTCCGATGTAATAGAGTTTAAAAATGAAAAAATTGGAAAATCTGAAATATATAAATATAATGAAACAACAGAATTATATGATAAAACTAAATACGATGTTTTTGATAATAAAGTAACACTTTTTCTTGAGTTCTACAAAAACCAAGATGGCTTATATAATTATACTTTACCGTTTCCTTACTTTGATTATCCAATCGCAGATGTTGATAATTATTGCGCATTAGGTAATAATAAAAATGTATTAAATGAAGAACTACAAAAAGGTATTGAGACATCAAATTATAACTCAGTTTATAATTATGCTTTCCCAATAGATAATAAAAGATATACAATATTAAAAAGAAATCCTAACTCACTATATCCAAGTAATACAGAATCTGGACGGGTTCATTTAGGAGTCGCTTTTTACAGAGACCAGTCAAATTATGAATATTCTGTTTATAATAATGAGGTAGAGATTGAAATTGATAAAGGGTTTCAAAGTCCTTCAACAATCGCCGAAAGTATATCTCAACAATTAGAGAAACATTCAGAAGTAAAAGAAAAAACGATGAGATGTTGGATAGATAATACTGATATGAGCACAACATGGCCGAATGATTATGTTGATATTCAAGGAGGAATAACGACCGAAACAGAAACCTTTAAATTATTTAATACCGCAACAAGAAGAACATTTTATAAATTCGCTTCTGAAGAATTTAATGATTTGACTGAACATAATAATAAAGCAGAAGTTCAACAATATCAGAAGAATTTTGAATATATAGGATGTTATAACCCATCCGTATTTTTATCAGGACGACTAATACAAAAAGATTTGTCATACGACGGGAAAGCGGTAACAAATGTTTTTTTAAATAGAATAGAATCAGCAGGACCACAACAATCTGAAATGCAAGAATTTAATATGTATTTAAACCTCCCTTATGATGAAAATATTTTAAAACAATTTAAATATTTATTTGATTATCAAAGAGGAGATTCTGAACTATATGAAAATAAAATAGCAAAATTTACATTCTCAACGCCCGAGAATTCAGTATTTTTACATGTTGATTGTCTTCAACAATCATATACAAGTTTAACTAATTATAAAGTCAAGAGATTCGGAACAGATTACGCAGCAGACGATCAGCAAAGAAAACATTTTACAAATCCGTTATATTTAGCGTATGATAGAACACAAGGCGACAATTTTCAAGGTGATTCAGCGTATGGGGTTTTTTATCCTTGGGAAACTAACGACCATAAATTTTATTGTATGGTAAAAGGTCGGTTTTGGATAAATGCCGAGGACCCCTTAAATACATATTTTGAATTTTATACAGATGGGGCGGACACATTCGGAGGGGACCACTTCTCAGCAAAAGAAGCATACACGGTCGAAAGTTTTCCACTTGCTGCCCCGAATAGTTATTCTCGGATAGGATGGGATAGACATTTCAGCGCCCAGGGCAACCAATCTATAATGTTATGGAATGGTTTAAAAGATACTTCTGAACTAAGCGTTGAGGCAGTTTCGAAACCTACTGTACAAAAAGAAACAACTATTTTCAAAAATAGTTTTTTATTAAATAATAATAAAACGAAAGAATATTTTTATGATACAGGAAACGACCAGATATATTTAGGAGCAGATTCATTTATATTTAATTTTCAAGATTCAAGATTTACAATGTCACAATTACACACATCAAGAAAACAATTTAATAATGCATTATCAGGTTTTGATGCTTCTATATTAAGAAATATTGCGGTAGATGATAAAACAGGACAACCTCAAATATATTATTTACCGGCAGACGTTGGCGCAGCAACTAAAATTCAGTTTCCCCTTGGAATTAATCCGAATGGAAATACTGGAATTTATGAAATATCACCGACACTTTTAAGCACTTCAACACAAGAAGTCGCCAAAAATTACAATGCTTTAAAAACAAATACAATTTTTGATTCTAATTGCGGAGTTTTTTTCAGTTTTTTCGGAATAGATGATAAAACTTACCAAAATAGTTTATGGGATATTTTAGGATTTAGCAAGTCTCAAACACATACATATCTAACAAAAGAGATTCAATTACAAGAAATATTATATCGAAGTAATAGATTTTTAAATAATGGCGTTAATCTTAAAGAAGTTGATAAATATCCTTTTACTACTAATGCAGAGATAAACAGTAATGAAATTATATCATGGAGAGCAAACCCCTTTAATATATCATATTTTAACACATTAAATATTCCTAATAATTTTCGAGTAATTCAAGGTGACACGGCGACGGGAAATTTTACTTTTGATGATAATGTCTCACCTTATCGAGTTGTTCAGAATCAAATATCGACAACAATGTTTGCCGAGAAATTACCAAGAAAAACAAATATTCCATTCTTCCAGGTTCGAAGTGATATTCTTCCAATGGTTAAATATTATGGAGGGGATGAACAGTCAAACGGACGCTTGCCCGTTTTGAGTTTGGTCAATAAGAGTTTTTCAGGAACGGATTATTTCGTTAATCAAGGCGACAATTCGATGGAATTTATAATAAAAAGAAGAATTACAATTAATAGCGTAGTCACTGAAATATTTGATAATAATGGGAGACCCGCGATTTTGGACCCGCACAGTTCCGTAATATATAAATTTGAAGTCCCATATATTCCTCCACAGATTACACCGTTTCAAACGGGGATTGAACTCCAAGAAGCAGAAGAAGAACAATTACAGAAAAAGAAAACTAAAAAAAAATAAAGAATTAATATATATGATGGAAGATGATAAAAAATACAATGTTCTATATGCAAAAAAATATTATTTAGAAAATAAAGAAAAGATTTTAAAATATCAGAAGGAATATTACGACGAAAATAATACTCATAGAAAAAAAAGAATACCAAAAAAAGATTTAATTTATAAATATAAAAAAGATTCTTTTATAATTAGTTTTGATTAAAAAAATATTAGTATAATTAAAAATAATTATTAATATAAATGGATATACAGGAATTGAAAACTCCTCGGGCGATTGAAGAAAAGACTATAGAAAAATGGTCTGATGAGATAGAGGGATTATTGTCTGAATGGGGTGAAATTGGTCAATGTTTTTCATGGTTACATAATTATTCAGAAAGAAAATATAAAAAAAAATATCATCATATGTCAATCCCTATAATTGTATTATCGACGTTAACCGGGACCGCGAATTTTGCCGATAGTTATGTCCCAGTTGGATTTAAACACGGGTTCAGTGCATGCGTTGGTGGTCTGAATATATTTTGCGGGATATTGGGGACTTTAATGAGTTTTTTAAAATATGCCGAGATTTATGAAGCGCATCGAATAAATGCTCTAGCGTGGTCTAAATTTTCAAGAAATATTCAGATTGAACTCGCTTTAAAAGATTGTAAGAGGAAAAATTGTAGAGATTTTTTAAAGGTTTCACGTGCAGAATATGACCGATTACTTGAAAGTTCTCCAAATATTGATAAAGATATAATTCAAATATTTAATAAGAAATTTAATGATGATTATCCAAATGTTAGAAAACCTTTGATATGTAATGGATTAAAAGAAATTACCGTTTATATATCAGACGAAGAGGATGATTTAATACCTGATAAGAAAAAATTAGATGTAATAGATGAAGATGATGATATTATAAAAAAAACTGATGAAGATAATATTATAGAACCATAATATATAATGCCAAGTCAAAAAAGATTTAAAACTGAATTAGATAAAATTCAATTTGAGATTATTGAGATTAAGAAGAATTTAAATAATATAGTTTTATTAATTAATGAATATAATGATAATATAAAAAGAATTACTAATCCATTAATTAAAAGAGAATTGGATTTAAAAGATTATATGATTATTGATGATGATCTAATTTGAATTTTTAATATATTCAAATAGTTTCTCATTTTCATTTACTAATTCTCTAATTTGTTTTGATTGTTTATTATTAATCTCAACTTGAATTATTCCAAACTCTTTCAGTTGTGCAACTTGTACCTTTAAATTTTCGTTCTCATCTTCTAACTTAATTAATCTTTCCGCCATTTTATCTAAATCATATTCGATATTATTCATTAATAAATAATAATACATTTATAATTTTATATAAAATCATATTTTTTTATGATTTTATTATTTTATTAAAAGCACTTATTCATGAAAAAGTGTTTTGACACCATTTAATAGGCAATTACGGAAAATAATAAGCACTTTTACCCGAAAATGACCCGAATAAAGCACTAAACCACCAAAAAGACCATTTAAAAGCACTAAAACGATAAAAACACCACCGATAAGAATGATAATTTTAAAATTATTAGCGTTGTAGGGTTGTTTATTGTCAATAAGTGCTTATTTGGGCACAAAAACCTGATTTTGTCCATCCATATATATATATAATATGGTATAAAATATTAAAATGTGCTTTTTTTCCAGTTTAAAAAAATAATTGAAGTTTCGCTTTTTGTTCCCATTTTCAGTAAGAAAAAAGAGGATAAATTATTTTTACTGTGACGTGAAATTATAATTTTTACGTTACATATAACCAGGCATAAAATCGCCTTTTCAAAAATGACGGGAAAAACCCCTAAATAAAAATATATTATATAATATACTATGACGTTTCCAGTTTCAATTCCGGATAGAAAGGATTATTTTAAAAAATACTATGAGGAAAATCGAGCGCAGTTGAAAGAGTATTATAAAAAAAGATATTGGGATAAATCGCTTTATAATAAGGTTAAAAATAAAAATAAGATTCCATTTAAAATAAATAAAAAATCATTTACTATTAATTTTGATTAGATTAATTCAGTCATTAGAACACATCCTAACGAATCTTTATAATCGAAATATTTATCTCTTAATGTATCTAAACTGAACTCGCAACCACCTTCAATATTTTCTAAATGAATTGATGAGGGTTTTTTAAATACATTAATATAATAATCTAATTTATTTAATTCATCTTTAATTTTTATAGAATTATTTTGTTGTTTTAATTTAATTAATTGTTTTTTCTTAGTAGGATTTTTAAATATATTATATATTGTTTCATGTTCTCCTAATATATTTGTTTTTTCTTTTTTCATAAATTTTAATGATTTAATTAAACCGATTATATAATCTCTTGAAGCGGATAAATGATGACATCTCATATATTCATAAATTAAATCTTTTCTATTTATATTTTTTATATTTTCTATATTTTTAAGTTCTTCTTTATAATAAATTTTTTTATCAAAGTTATTTAACATATCTTTTTGAATATCCGCTTTTGTTTTACTTAAAACCTCCTTAACTTCATTTGATATTTTTAAAGTTTTTTCATCAATGTCCGGATGAGTTAAATGTATACAGAAATAATCATAACAATTTGGTCCAAGATATCCCATTTTTTCTTTATTCTCATTATAAATCATTTTAGAATTCTTTTCGAATATATTTTGTCCACAAATACATTTACATTTATTATCGATTTTTAATACAGTTCTATCTTCATCATATTCCTCGATTTTAGTATTAATTGCCTCCTCGTGTTTATTTAGAAAACGCCACTCATTACATGCCTTAATGATATCGTTTTTCTCAACTGATATTTTAAATATACCTCTTCTGAAATTATTTCCGGTTTTTGATTTTTTACTATTTGACATCTATATATATATAATATATATTTTTTTATATGATATAAATATTCGATGTATTTGGTGTAAAAACTTTTACACCGATGTATAAATTGGTGTATATTTTTTTCACCACCTATTATATTGTTATTGTTACGTATTAAGTAATGATTAATATTAGATTATTAATATTATAAAAAAGTAGTTTGAAAATCGTGACTGGTGAAAAGGTGAATAAATATTTGGTACTTTCTATATAGAAATATTGATATTATCATCATCTCATTCAAATCCTAAAAAATAACTACACTTTTTCACCTTTTTATAAAATAGATAAGAATATATAATATTTATATATTTTTATTACTTAATATAGTAATAAATATAATAAATAATAATAATAGTAAATCATCGGAGGTGAAAAAGTGGTGTATAAGTGGTGAATAAGTATGATATATTGGTGTATTTTTATTAATATTGGTGTATTTTCTAATTTTTAATTAAAAAATAATATCATATAAAAAAAAAATATATATATAATATATATATGGTAGAAATTAAGAAAGATTTATATAAGTCCTACGTAACCAAATTTTTAGAATCTAATATTCAAATAGTCCCTGTTAAATTATCCTTCGATGGTAAGAAGAAGGTTTCAAAGTTTCCTCCGGCATGGACGACTACACAGTTTGAATTAGAAGATTTTGATTTTAATACATATCCGGATTTAGCAATTAAAACCGGTAAACTAAATAATATTACAGTAATTGATATAGATGATAAAGATATTATAGAAGAACAATTAGAAAAGTTAGGAATTTCACATTTAGACCAAATCCCAAATGTTAAAACAAAAAAAGGAATTCATTTATATTATGAATATAATCCTGAAATGGGACAGACAACCAATTATTATAAAGGCGTAGACATTCGAAATGATGGAGGATGCGCTTTTATCCCTTGTAGTTCTTATATAGATAATGATAATAAATGCCATAAATATCAATTTCATGATATATGGAGTATTGATGATTTTATTGAATGTATTAAAAAAAATATGAATCAATTTAAAATCCCAAATGATTATTTTAAATTTAAAATTCCTGAATCAATACCGTCAAATATCCAAAATGAAATTAATTTAGACCAATTTGAAAAATTAAAAGAAGAGGATAAAGAATACCTTGATATTATCCCCGCAGATGATAGAACTGACTGGGTTACCGTGGGGTGTATATTAAAAAATAAAGGATATATTAGAGAAATATGGGATGAATGGAGTAAAAAATCTAATAAATTTGATAGGTCTCAAAATATTAAAAATTGGAATTCATTCCTAAAAGAATATCATTGCAAGAATAGTCTCTTTCTACGTGCGAAAAAGCATAATATACAAAAAGCATTCAGTATAAAGAATAAACCATATAATATATTGATAGAGAAGTTCATGAGAACACGTAGAGAAAACGCCGATATGGCACAATTAATCAAAGAACTTATAAAACATATTTACTGCGTACATCATAAAAACCACGCAGAATTCATAGTACCAAATGAATATAATAAATGGGAAGTAAAAGAAAACCCTGAGATATGTCGATATTTATCTTATGAGGTTCGGCAGATGTTCGTCGATAGAATGATAATGTTGAGAACAAAAATTAGACAGTCAGACGTTGAAGTATTGACAGATAATGAAGTAAATAATATTAAAGAAGAAATAAAATTTATAGATGAAAAAATCTGTCAAAAGTTGGGTAATTCTCCTCAAATATATACAAATGCAATTCGAGACTTAACATATGATATTAAAAAATTTAATGAATTAGATGAAGTTAATTTAAATTTAATTAATTTTGAGAATGGATGTTATGATTTAGAAAATAGTTGTTTTAGACTTCCTGAATTGGATGAGATGGTTTATAGAAGTACAGGATATGATTATACGGATGTTATAGATGAAGAGATACGAAATGAGATTTTCTCCATGTTAAGAAAGATTTATAAAATGGAAAATGATTCAGATGAATTATTGGACTATATTTTAAAATGTAAAGCGTCTTGCTTATCCGGTGAAAATAAATTCGAACATATATTAGGATTAACAGGACCCGGGGGAAATGGGAAAGGGGTAAACGATACATTAGATAAACACACTTACGGGGGATATTATGGAACAATGGACTCATCCTTTTTTACTCAAAAAAAATTGTCTTCATCAAGTGCAAGTCCAGAGATTGCAGATAAAAAAGGGATTAGAATGATGGTGTCTTCTGAATGCGAGAAAACAGATGAATTACAAACAGCATTATTAAAAAGATTATCAGGGAATGATATGATTTCGACAAGAAAATTATTTAAAGACCAATTCGAATTTTTACCTCAATTAACAATGTTTTTTCAATTTAACGGAGCGCCTAATTTATCCCAAGTAGATGACGGGATAAAAAGACGTTTTAAATTAGTAGATTTTAAAACATCATTTAAATCGAATCCTGACCCGAATAATAAATTTGAAGAATTAAAAGATAGTAATTTAAAAAATAAATTAAAAGATGTAAAATATCGTCAGCAGTACATGATTATATTAATCGAATATTATAATAAATATATTAAAAATGATGATACCGGAGATATTCCATTACCTGATATAGTAAGAGAAACGACTAAAACGTTTATTTATGATAATGATATTATCCAGCAATACTTCGACGAATGTAAGATTAAAGTAACCGGAAATACAAAAGATTCAATTAAAGCGAAGGTCTTATATGATGTTTATAAACAATCGGGAGATATATATGAAATTAATAAATATGGTAAGAATGAATTTTTAAAATTGATTTATAATTATAATAATATTACGAGAGTTAGACAAAAAGACGGAATCTATATCCAAGGTTTAAAATTTACAGAAATCCCAAAAATTCAAAAATAAACTTTTCAAAACAATTTATACAAAACAATTAATAAAAAAAATAATTAAATAAGATTTATTTAATTATATATATTATATAAAATTATTTTATATATATATAATATACATGGAAGAAAAAACCGAATCAAAATTTAATAATATTATTAATGAATATAAAAATTTATCGAATGAAGATAGAGAATTATGTCTAAGAGAATTGAGTAAAGAAGGAAAAACTATTTACACTATGAAAACTATTAGTTCGAGTTGTTATAGAGACTATCGAGCGCAATATTATAAAGATAGATATAAAAACGACGAAGAATTCAGAAATAAAATGAAAAAGAAATCTAATGAAAATTATCGAAAAAAAAAAGAAAAAAAAAATAATGAATAATAATATAATGTCAGAAGATCTAAAAATAATAATTGATGTATTTAATGATTTAGATGATGATGAACAAATTGATTTTTTCCTTCATTTTGAAGAACTATTTAAAGGATTATTTAAAATGGATTTACAAGAACAAAGAAGAGAACGAGATAGAGAGAATTATAAAAACAATGATAAAATAAGAAAGGGTCAGTCTGAACGTGCAAAAAGATATTATCAAAAAAAGAAAAAAGAAAGAGAAAAAAATAAATCTAATATTAAA